TTTAAGGTTGCCAATTTCTTTCTCTCCGGGTGTGTTATCCATGTCGTGACGCAGGGCGGTCTCGCTCTTAATCATTTCCTCAAGAGTGAAGTTTTTGGTCAAATTCATTTTTTACCTAGCAATTCGTCGATTTGAGAACTCTTTTCCTTGGAACCGGCAGAAGATCCAAAGTAATAACCCAGCACCATCGTGACTGCGGAAGTCAGAGCACCGAGCACATAAATCAGGATGTCTTTGGACTGCTCATCCACGTCGGTGAAGATAATTATGCCGTAGAGAATGAAGGTCAGCGCAACCGTCCCCAAAGCCAGCACTGGGGTGACGATCTTATTGAGCATGGGGGCAAACTCGCTGGTGGCAATCTGGATCTCCCGGTCACGGGCGGACTCCATCTCTTTACCCATCGCTTCTAGTTCAGCCAACTGCCCTTTCTGTGCCATCTCCATGAGCGTGGCTTGAGCCTTGGCTTTTGCTTCTGGATCAGGAATTACCTTGTCAAGGACTTTCTCTCCAATTGAGAGTAATGCAGCAATTGGTAGCATTGTCTTTTATTCCCCCCATGTCTTGGCCCCGGCTTTTGGCACCGATGTTGCCCATACTGATACGGATTGTTTTAGTCGTAATGGTGCACCGCAGTCAGAGCAAGTATCGGCGGTCAGTTCAGCCTCGTCAAGGTCGTACCCACACGAAGCACAGACTTTAACTTCCTCGGTACGACAGACTTTTACTCCGTCAATCTTGTGTGCTTCAATGAGTGTTTTCATGTACCTAACCCTTATATAAACCAAGTAATGATGGAGTACCTAGTGCCTTTAGTGACAGGCATAATTTCGTGCGGGTACATAAAATTTGACGGAAACAGAATCGCTGATCCTTTCGGTGCTTTGATAACCATCTCACGGTTAAAGAACCCCCACTCACCACCCTCATAATCATCGTTTAGCGCAAATGAACAAGATACTGCACGAGGTCTGGCTTTAAATGAGTCTGTGTGCTGTGTATAAAACTGACTTTCTTTGTACCGTAGAAGTTCATACCCAGAGTCTTCTTCAATACTACAAAGGGGAAACTTTTCGTTATATTTTTTAATTACTAAACCAGCAGATGCAAGAACATATTTATCAAGTTTTTGCCTTACTTTTGGGTTTTTTTCTATAACGTGCGGGTAAGAAATTATAATTGTTTCGGCGGTTCTAATTTTATCGTTAATCTGACCATCCCCTACTACTGTTTTTTGCCATTCTTCTTCATTACTAAATTCTTCTAAAATAGCATCGCAAAGGGTGTGGGTCACAACGTTTTCAAAAACAACAATGTAATCGTTAATGTTTTTCATAAAATTGTTTTAGGGATTCCGTCGACAGGAGCAGTTGGTTCTTGTTGTTTTAATTTATCAAAATAAGCCCAAGACTTAGCACCATACGAGCGGACATAATGCATGAACAACTGCACACACTCTTGGCCCTCAAACTTGTTACGCCAATGATCGGATTGACAACCTAAATACATTACTGCGTCTCCGGGTTCTAGTTCAACTGATGTTTCAAGTCCATCAGGTCGTTGAAAATAAATAGGCCAATCTTTATCTTTTGAAAGATTAAGCGTGAGACTAACTTCACAAGCCGGTCTATCTCGATGCCTAAGTAGTTCTGAATCTTCTTTATATACTCTGGCGTAAGTATAAGTTGGTAAAACTTTTTCCCCCAACAGTTCTGAAACTTCAGGTGTTTTTTCAACAAGGAGCCTTACAAACGACATGAAGTCATACATTGAATGTGAGTTAGTTGCTTGCGGATCTCCCTGAAGATTAAACTTAGTGCAATACTCTTTAAATTCTTTAGAAAGAGAAAAAGCATATTCCGGTGTTATAAACCCCGGAACAAACAAATAATTATTTTGAATTATTCCGGGGAGCATATTGGATCAAAAGGAATATCAACACCTTCAGGAACCATTGACGGATCAACAATATCGTCAACACCATCTCCAATACGAATTGCATGAATACAATAAGCAACTGTATTAGGTTCTAACGCTATAAGTTCATGCATCTTGTCTTTTTTAATATAAATCATGTGGGGCGCTTCAAATTCAGATACATGTCCGTCAACAGTTACTTGAAGCCTTCCAGAAGCCAGTAAGGTCAAGTGGTCAAATTGATGAGTATGACCATGTTCCATGTCGCCCACATTTTTAAAATGCATCATACGACTAAACAAATTAGCCACGCATCCAAGTTTTACCTCTGGGTTTGCCATATTAACTCCAAATAGACTGAGGTTTAACAGGCCAAACAGGATTAACAGTTGGGCTTATAGCAATTTGACGAAGCGCAGAGCGGTATGTTTCCCATTCTGATTTTTGTTGAATTACATAGGCATCAGACATGTTTATGGCATCGCATCTACGTATTTCTCTGTTTACACCGCCACCTGTAGCCGTATTAATCCAATTTTTATCACTGTTGTATTCTGCAAGAACCTCATCACATAATTCTTCAGGAATTATGTTTTCAAATACAACAATATAATCACGAAGGTCAAAACTCACTCTGGCCAAACTCCGATAAAATTATAGTTAACGGTGATTCTAATATCATGTTCGACGGGGTTGCTACTTGAGTGTGGAATACTACCATCAAAAAACACAATAGAACCTCGTTCCGGTTTTACACGTAAGATTTCATTTTTGTTTTCAATTGAATCAAAAAATACTGTTTCTCCATCACTATCATGAGGATAATACAAAGCAACTATGTGTGGCTCTTTGCTGTCTACGTGAATATTATTTATATCTTTAGTATTTCTATTTACATATGCCCCTATCTTAATTCTCAATAGATGCTCAACAAAAAAATTATTTTTATTTGCAGTTTCTAAAAGTAGCGGGTATAAAAACCAATATGACATGTTAAAAATATTATTGTCTTTAAAAGGACAATTACTAAAACCCGGTTTTATTTCTTGTATTTCATTACTTGTTACGTTTAATTTATAAACCCATTGAAGATTAGTTGAAGTCAACTCTTTATCAATAAAATCTACAAACTGTTGAGAAATACAATTTTTTATTATTTTTATTTTATGCAAACTCATTAACGGCGTTCTTTATCAAAGTAAGCATAAGCCCGTGGGCCATCTGATCTAACATAATGGAAAAATACTTGAGTCTGCATGTTGCCTTGATACGCTTCACGCCAGTGATCTGCAATACACCCTAAATACATCATGGCATCGCCGGGGTTTAGGTTAAGACTAACTTCTTCACCATTAGGCTTTTGAATCCAAATAGGCCAGTCAGTTTCATCTTTTTGAAGGTTTACAGTAAGGCTAATCTCACAAGCGTCTCTATCCCTGTGTCGTGCGAGCACTTCACCTTTATTGTAAAACAACTTACTTACTTGAGGCACTTTTTTGACTAATGTTTTGACGCAAGGCATTAAGTTGTATATAGCAGGCGAGGCAGGGCACTTAGGATCTGCTCTCAAACGCCCATCTCTTTGAGCCACAAAAAAGGCTTGCGCCAACTCATCCGCCTCTTGAACGGTCAAGAAGTTTGGTACGTAAAGGTAGTTGTTTTGCTCAAGGCTAGGATTCATTTTGAGCGGCTTGTTCGGCTGCAATACGAGCGGCGGCTTCTTGATCTAACTTGGCTTGCCACACAGCAACACAAGCAGTTGCCCACGCAGGGATCTCCGTTACAGAATCGTTTTGAATCATTGGAGAATCATATTCAATGTGTCCCGACTGTTGCCCTCTTTCACCCCATTGAAACCCCCAAAAGTTTGCTGGAAGTCCACATTGAGCCAAGTTAAGTTTGTCACGAAAATCTCCATTTACACCTACAACACTATCTTCTTGAAGAATTACAATACGCATCATTTACTCCTAACAGTTCTAGGTTTTACAGTTTTTGCCTTTGGAGGACTTATTTCCAATACAGGGGTCTGATCCTGTTGTCTTTGAAACCCCAAAGACGCCAATAAAACTTTTTGAGAGGTCTCATTAGATTTGACCATCTCATTACGGAAACTTTCTACCGCCGCACCGGTTTGTCTTTGTTGCCCTGAATTTTCAATTAAAAGCATCGGCATCCAAGCAATGGCACACTGGTACTCATCAACTTGATTCCCGGTATTTGTGTCAACACCCTGCACCCGAGTAAACCAAGCGCAAGTCAGACCAACGCAGTCTTTTTTAATCAGTGGGCAAAATGTTCCGTTTTTAAGTTGCATGATTAGTTTTTGGTAGCACGGATAACGTCAACGTACTTAACAGCCAAGTTAATAGCGTTACCACTAAACGAAGCGGAGCCACTTGAAAATGAGAATGGGTGGTCGTGTGAACCACCTCCACCTGTAGCGCCAGTGTTTCTTGCGGGGTAGGGATTTGTACCTTGGATCTTGATCTGTTGTGGGCTGTTTTCGTCAGTACCTACTGCGATGCTATGACTATGACTCGGAATCTGAGGTGTAGAAAGCGTTGTACTACCAGCCGATCCAGAAATCGCCGTAATTGACACCGAGCCGCTAGGCGTCTGAGAAGCGAACGCAGTCGTAAAGTCAACCGAACCACCAGATGAAGCCGATCCAGTGACTACCCGAAGAGCAGAGTTGTTGAAATTAGAAGTATCTTTTGTAAAGCCAGTGGGCGCATTAGTCTGGGCAAACAACATAACCGTACCAGCAGGGAAAGATTCTGCTGCGGCGGAAGTCCAGTTAGTACCATTAGAAGTTAAAACGTTGCCTGTAGTTCCGGGGGCTACAAACGTAACTGGACTGGTTCCGTTACCAATGATTGCGCTGTTAGCAGTTAGAGTTTCAAGCCCTGTACCGCCTGATATAACAGAAATACCCTCAAGCGCATTAACAACGTCCGTGCCGTTGTTATAGAGAAGATAAGACCGACCCGCTGGAACAGCCACACCCGTCTGACCGGAGACTTTCACCGTGATGGTGTCAGCCGTGCCGTTGTTGACGATGTAAGGCTTTTGGATGGCTGGGACGATAAGATCCCTTGCACCACCTGTCGTGCCGGTGAGGTTTAAACGCAACGCCCGTGCATCTTGTCTGGCGTTTGTATCCGTTAGGGTTAAAGTGACGTTGGCGCTGGCAAAAGTAACAGTAGCCGTCTCTACAAGCGCTTGCTCAATTGCAGCCCCAAGGTTGTCGTTGGTTACGTTACCCCATGTACC